AAGATTTTTATGGGGTTGTGGAAAACTTGAGGTGGCTGTGAATCTCCTCCCAGGTTTTGAAAACGCGGCCACAGGCAGAACACCAGTAAACGGAATCCCCCGTCTTTTTTGTGCGGCGGCGCTGAGCTAGCCGGTGCTTTTCGCCGTTGGCGGTTTTGACAGTAAAAATGTGAGCGTAGCAATCAATCGTCGATTCCTGGTGGTATTCGATGAAGTACATGGTGATGTAGCCGCACCTGCCACCGGAAGCGCCATCGTCCGGATTCAGTTCCTCTGGCTCTTCATCTTGCCGTTTGGCCCGAGTGCGCCAGTACCACGACATGTCAACGCCGCGGCTTTCCATCTCATGGGCGCGAGCGTCAGCGTCGGCGCGGCTCACTTGACCGCCTCTAGTTCATTTTTAAGCAGCCATGAGAACATGCGTTCTGGGTTTTTTACGCCCGGAGCTAAAGCCATCGACTGAGCGCAGGCGACCTTATCGCGACCCAGCCGCCGTATCGCATTGCAGTAAAATGGCAAGAATTTCGGGTCGGTGACCCGCTCATCTAGCGTATCAGCAAACATGCGAGCTTCGACTGGTGAAGCGAAGATCCGCCTACCAGAATCGTCTACAGTGTACTGTATTCTATTCCTTTTTTTATATTTGTCAAGTCTTGATTTAAGATCTGTAGCTGTTTCTTTTTCCGTGACTGTTTTCTGTACAGTACTCATAAAAAGTATTGCCTTTCTACCCCTGGCATGCTACAATTAAAGAGTAATATCCTTACCGTCTTTCAGACAGCAAGAACACAACCAGAGTAGCAGCTCTGGGTTTTTGCTTTTTAATATCCTTACCGTCGCCCCCGTTAGAGATTTGCGAGCCTACAATGCTCGGCGACATGCCACCATGATAACTCACCACCCCCCCCACGTCAAATCAAGCCTGTGGAAAACCTGTGGATAACTTGTGGAAAACTCGACCATGGAACAGAGACGGCCGCCGAAAAAATAAAACATCAAGCCGGCTGTTTATTTTCAAGAATCCCAAGTAGGGGGCTTGAAATATGGGGTAGTAAGCGTTATAATGATAAGCACAATAAACTAAACGAAAGGAGCTACCACATGGCTGGAACTGTAGCCGGCGGCAAAAAGGCTGCGGCTAAAAATCTACAAAATAATCCAAACTTTTACCGCGATATCGGACAGATCGGCGGCAGAAACGGAAACACCGGAGGCTTTGCGGCCAACCCGCAGCTGGCACGAATTGCCGGCTCTAAGGGGGGGCGAATCAGCCGCCGCAGGAAAAAAGTAACCGCGAGCCAAGCCGATGATTAAAACTCGGCTCAAAGACGGCCGCACCTATGCGAAGTTTGCCGACTTGACTCCGTGGGACAAGAACCCGCGGGATATCAAGCCGGCGAAGCTCAATCAGCTGATCCGCGACATTGAAAAAGCTCGAGCCATCACACCAGACGGCCAAATCAAGCCGGTCATGGTAACTCGCAGCGGAATTGTCGTCGGCGGAAACATGCGAATGCGAGCCTTTGCGAAACTGGCGGTGACGGACGTGTGGGTGTCGATCCTCGACACAGACGACCCGAAGCTAGCGTTCGAGTGGGCGATGCGCGACAACATGGCCTACGGCTACTACGAGGAAGACAAACTGGCCGACTTGGCGCAAGAACTCGACATCGACATTGAAACGCTCGGCGAGCTGACGATTCCGGAAGACCAGTCGGTCAAGACCATCGCTGAAATAATCGGCGATATTCCGGAAGACCCGGAAGTTTTCGAGGACGAAGTCCCTGAAATCGAGGAGACCTACCAGTCAAAACGCGGAGCAGTTTATCAGCTAGGCCAGCACCGAATTATGTGCGGCGACTCGACCAGCGAGGCTGATGTCGAGAAGCTGATGGCTGGCGAAAAAGCGGTGATGGTATTCACCGATCCCCCGTACAACGTGAACTACGCTGGACGGGGACGCAACACCAGTAACACGATTAAAAATGACCACATGGACGGCGCGAAATTCCAGGAGTTTCTGGAAGCGGTGTTCTCCACGATGAAGTTCGCCTCAAAGCCAACGGCGCCGGCGTACGTTTGCTATGCCAGCCGAACGCACCGTGAATTTGAAAATGCCCTGAACGAAAACGGCTACGGCGTACGCTGCCAGATTATCTGGGTGAAGCCGGTCGCAAGCATGGGGTGGGGCAATTATCGGTGGAAACACGAGCCGATCCTCTACGCTGTCCCCGACGGAAAATCGGTCCAGTTTTATGGCGACCGCAAGCAGTATACGCATTGGGAATTTAAGCCAAGCGACGCAGAGCTGCTGAATTGGGCGAAATCGCTGCTGACCGAAGAAGAGGAGGACGATACCTCCGTCTGGAAGATTGGCCGCGAGAACGTCATGGGGTATGAACACCCGACCAGCAAACCGGTGAAGCTGCCTGCCAAAGCGATTCTGAACTCGAGCCGAGCCGGCGAGACGGTGCTCGATCTATTTGCTGGGGGGGGGTTCAACTCTTATCGCTTGCGAACAGACTGGTAGGATTTGCCGAACGATGGAACTTGACGAGCGATATGTCGATGTGGTGCGCAAGCGCTACGCTCGCTTTATTGGTCGCGAGGACGATTGGGAAGCGGCGACACCAGAGGTAAAGTAACATAACCACAATGGAGACCAAAGATGGACGCAAAACCATTTGAATACAAAAGCAGTCGAGGCGTGACGTACTACCTGTACAGCCACGTCACCACACTGCGAAATAAGCAGAAGCACACAATTTACTTCTTCTCGACGAAAAAAGGACTGAAGCACAAGGCTGAGCCGGCAGTACCAGCCGGATATCAGGTCAAGGAAGTCAAGCGTAACGGATTTGTCTTACTGACAAAGGTGCGAGGCTAACATGAGAGTGACAGCAGAATGGGTGGCTCCGGGCCACCCGGACAAGATATGCGACCGGATAAGCGACGCGATTCTCGACGCTTGCCTGCGCGAAGACCCGAAGTCGCGAGTGGCAGTTGAAACATTCGGTGGACACGGCCTGCTAGTGATCGGCGGTGAAGTGACCACGACAGCCAAAATCGACTACGAGAAAATCGCTCGCAAGATTATCGATAACGACGAAACCAAAGTCATCGTGAATATCGTCGAGCAAAGCCCCGAGATTGCACGCGGCGTTGACAACAACGGCGCTGGCGATCAAGGCGTGATGGTCGGATACGCTACCACGGAGACCAAAGAGCTGATGCCGCTTGAGGTTTGCTTGGCCCGAGGCTTGAGTCACTATCTGAGAGCTAATCGCGATCACCTGCAAGACGGCAAGACGCAGGTGACGCTTGATCACAACGGCGACCTTGAAACAATCGTCGCTAGTTGGTGCGGCATGAGCCGAGACGAGATCAAAAACATCATCGAGAAGTGGCTGTCGACTGTGCTGCTTGATTATGATGTCGCTGCAGCAGACACTCTGTCGGTGCTGATTAACCCAGCCGGCGATTGGAACATTGGCGGCTTCGATGCCGACACTGGACTAACCGGCCGCAAGCTGGCCATCGATAATTACGGGCCACGAGTGCCGATCGGCGGCGGAGCTTTCAGCGGCAAAGACTTCACTAAAGTCGACCGGAGCGGTGCATACATGGCGCGCCACCTGGCGATTCGCTGCCTGATGTATTACCGAAACGATATCACACAGGACGCTGCTATCGTCGACTTCAGGCCAGTGGCCGTCATGACGCGCCTAGCCTACTCCATTGGCTATCCACGGCCGGTGGAAGTCACCGCGACACTTTACCGCGAAGACGGAAGCTTCGAGGTGCGAGACTTGCTGCGCGAAGACATCGACGTTATCTACGGCTACGACCTATCGCCAGCGGGAATGATCAAGCACTTAGATCTGGGCGGCCGCAGCAATCCAAGCTGTGAGAGCCTGACGATGTTCGGCCATTTTGGCTGTTGGAATTTGCCGCGGCCAGCGTGGGAAAAGTTCGACGCAGAGTACGCGCCATCGCTTGCATCGATACTAAATTCAGAACACAAAATCAGGGAGGCGAAATGATACAATACAGATTGAAGCACGACCTGCCAAACGCCAAAGCCGGTGACATATTCAATGTCGAGGAGGGCTGTGTCGGCATGTTTAAGATTTATGAAAGCGGTAACGAAGAATACTTTTTTGACACAGACGAAGTCGTAAACTTCGGCTATTGGTTCGAGGAGATCGAGGAAGCGCCAGGCGGCGTTCTGTATAAGCCCGCTAAAGGTAGTACCTGCTGGCGGCTTGACGGCCAGATGACACCGACAGAAGTGATATGGTCAGACAGCATCGCCGACAATGAGCTTCGCGATTTAGGTCTGATTTTCAAAACCTACGACGAGGCGAGCCTCGCTCGTAAAAAAGAGTTTGCCAAAATCAGAATCCAGCGCGCCGCTCTCCAAACCGGCTTCAAGCCGAAGTGGGATCAGCTCTCCCAGCCGAAATGGTATCTGGTGTACAACCTGAGAAGCCGCAGACTTGTGCCGGCACTGGCTGGCCCAGTGAACCCAGGAGCGATCGCCTACTACGGCGAACCGGGCCCTGCGATTCGCGCCGGCCGAAAATACCGCAGAGAGTACCTGCTGTGCTTAGGCGTGATCGACGACCCGGAAGCGCCACTACCGGAGATTGACAATGAAAACGATAACGGTGCATTAGGCTTCCGTCAAGGCTCGATATCAGGGCTACGTATCGGTTGGTGGGGAATTGATAAAGGAAAAGATGACAGTGACGATTGCGAGGACGAGAGTGATGATGAATGAATCTCCGAAGCTTGACGAGCGCAGCCTGCGAATAGTTGCGCTCGCCCGCTCGGGCGTTGGCGGGGAAAAAGAAAACGCCCGCAGAATCCTGCGGCAGATTTGCGAGAAGAAGCACCTGGACTTTGACAAAGTGCTGGCTGGCACGAACGACGAGATCACCGAGCGCAAGCTCATACTCGGCCGGCTGACCAAAGATGAAGTGAGCGTCATCGCTCGTGTCATTATGAACTTTGGAATGGACAAAGACCACAAAACGCTCAATGTATTGTACTACAACAATAAACCAACCGGCTTTGCATTTGAGTGCAACAAGGCGACATTCATCGAAGCCGAGCATGCGGCAAACATTTATCTGCTGGCGTTTCGCAAAGAACGCCGCCAGATATTAAACAGCCTCAGCACAGCATTCGTCATCAAGCAGCAGCTGCACATGCCTGACTTTTTGAGAGAAGAGATGACGGCGAGTGACGACCGAGAGCTAACTGAAAAAGAGCGAGAGAAGCTGGAGCGCGACCACACCCGGGCCGTTATGATGGCGGCCGGCATGGACGGCGTCCAGGTTCGCAAAGCCATAGAAGCGAATGGACGATAATAAAACAACAGGGGTGGCGGCGACAACCGCCTCGCCCCGTACAAATAAGGAGATTGAAAATGGAATCAGAAAATGAAACAGTACGACTGCCGCAGACCAGCCTTGGCATGCACAACTTAATGATTGACTTGACAGTCCATCTTAATCAAATAAATCCTGGCTTGAGTTGGGACGTTGATCCACAAAATCTTATTCACATGGCCGCCGCAGCCGAGAAGATTAGGAATATAACGGACTACTGTGAATATGACCAAGAGTATGACGACATGAAAGAAAACGACCCAAAGCTAATTAAAAAGATAGACGATGCCTACGGAGCGGAGTAGAATGGTCACGCTGCACACATTCGACCTATGTAAGCAGCTGCACGAGCTGAAGCCGGACTGGATACCGGAGGATAGGCTGTTTATCCGGCGCGAGGGCGACAATCCAGAAGTTGTCAAAGATCCTAAATTTGTCTATCGGGTTGATCAAGCGCCGAGATTTACGGTCGACTATTTGCTAGAGAAGCTGCCGAACCGCGTTGTCGACGGTTTCGATTTTGGCATGTTGACGTTATCTACTCGACAGGGCGCACTCAGGAACGGCTGGATGGCGTCATACGATGACGACGCAGGCTATCCGATAGGCGACATCGCCGGCGTTGCAGAAACTGCGCTGGACGCGGTATTGCAGCTGGCCATTGAGATGGCCAAAAGGGCGGAGTTCTAACCATGTGGCCATCATGCGAAAAATGCGGCAGGCTCTGCGTGAGATTTGACGACAAGCTGTGCGTGTTTCATAAAGCTGATCGCGGCGACTACAACAGATCAAAGCGCGGCACTCGCCGCAAGAAAGCCAAGCAGGCCGAGCCGGAGAAGCCAGAGAACGCCAAGCCAGTATTCCCGTGATCGACCAAAGACGGCTACTTCAATAGCGACATGTTCGAGGATTGGCTAAACTCGACGCTCGATCCAAACGATCCGTACTTCGAGCTGCAGCGAGTGATCAAGGCAAGAGAAGCCTCCATCTGCAGTCAATTCGTAGATGATGCTAATCGCCTACTGAAGTCTCTGGTGCTCAAACGGAATCGGTAGTAGCCAAGCGAAAGCCGGCGGATAATCCCCGCCGGCTATTAGGCAGTCAAGCTAACTAATTTGCTAAAGTTCTTGAAGCTGTAAGTCTTGCCGCTTTTTAAGGTAATGGCGATAGCTTCGTTCTTCAGCTCAGAGGCAACAATTTCATTGCCCCAAATCTTTTTACCGACAAAATCATCAGCTTTGATGTTTGCGACAGCTTTCTTGTTAGCTTCGCGAGTTTCAGTGCTTTCTTTCGTGAGGAAGCGAGCCTCGCCAACTAAGCGAGCCGGTGCTTGATGATTGTTGGCGCTACCGACTTTGACAACCGCGACGCCGTCAGCAGTGCGCTGCTCGTAAGTACCGTAATAAACCTGCTTGAGTTCAAACTTGTCAGAGTTGACGTTGACGAAGTCGAGGATCTCTGTTTCGCTTTTGCCGGTCATCTGATTTTTGAATTCTTCGTAGGTCATTTTGGTAGTCCTTTCGTTAACTTTATTGTACTTTAAGTATAGCAAACACGAGCGATAAAGTCAACCATTATTCCAAATAAAAACGGATAAAATACGCATAAAGTACGAGTAGCCTGTGGAAAACTTACAGGTAGTAAACGTAAACAATCGCACCAGAAGCCACGTAGCCACACGTAAGAGGTAGTAGGGCATTGATTAAACAAATTTGGTATTATTAAGACAGAAAAGGCTAGGAGGAATTATCAATGACTAAGACAAGCAGTACGACGAAAACAAAACGTAAAAAGACAGCAGTGCCTACGTATAAATGGGACGTGGTTCAAGCTGAGCATGAATACGTGACCAACTCAAAGATGACCATACTTGAGATATCGAAAAAGTATGGGGTAAGCAATCGAACAGTTTCAATTTATGCTGCGAAACATGAATGGACGGAGAAGCGCAAGGTGTGCATGGACAGGGCGCTCGAGAAGACCATGGACGAACACGCCAAAATGATATCCGAGCGAAACACCGCTCACTTGGGCATGTGGAGAAACGCACAAATCGCAGCCATGAACGCTCTGAAGCGAGCCGACAGCCAAAAAAAGACCGGCGACGTGACTAAATCGATTTACGCCCTCCAAGCCGCCATCGACGGCGAACGAAAAACACTAGGCCTACCGACCGTCATCAACAAAACCAGCGAGCCAACCGACGACCAGGAGCGCGACACCTTAAACCTAGTGGAAGCCGCCGAGCGAGCTGAGCAGTTGCTCAAGGAAGCAGATGAAAAGGCCGGCAAATCTTGATGAAGCGCGTGCCATCGCCGCCGTCATGGAAGCCAGCCGTCGAGACCCGAACTTTTACGTAGAGAACGTCATCGGCGACAGCCTGTGGAGTAAACAGCAGGAGGTGCTGCGAGCGATTGCCAAAAACCGTATCGTGACCGTCGCCAGCTGCCACGGTATTGGCAAGACGCACCTCGCCGCCCGAGCCGCTCACCAGTTCCTGAACACCTACAAAAACAGCTACGTGGTGACCACCGCGCCGACGTTCCGACAGGTCGAGGAGTTGCTCTGGCGACAGATCCGCGCCGTCCACAAAAAATCAGCAATGGCGAGAAGCGGCCGCCTGCTGAAAACCATGCTGGAGTATTCAGACGAATGGTTCGCTATTGGCGTTAGCTCCGACGACACCGACAAGATCCAGGGATTCCACCCGGCCAGCGGTAACATTTTGGTTATCGTTGACGAGGCTGCCGGTGTATCCGAGGAAACGTTCGTCGCCGTAGAGGCCATCATGACATCACTCGGAGCGCACGCTTTGTTTATCGGAAACCCCACAAAGCTGAGCGGCACGTTTTATAACAGCCATCACATCGATCCGAAAAGCTGCAAGATACGAATCAGCTGCTTCGATACGCCGAATTTTACCAACAACGGAATCGAGACCATCGAGGACTTGAAAAACCTGGACGAGGAAGCGCTGGAGATTGTCGCACCATACCTGATTACGCCGCAATGGGCCGCCGACAAGATAACGCGCTGGGGAGTGGACACGCCGATGTTCCAGAGCCGCGTGCTTGGGCAATTCCCAACCGCCGAAGTCAACACGCTCATACCGCTAGAGTTTATCGAGGCGGCAATGACACCGGAGAGGCTGGCCGAGTTGCAGGCCGCGCAGAGCAAAGACGAGCCGCTGAGCGTTGGTGTGGACGTGGCACGCTTCGGCGACGACAAGACTGTCATCACCAGACGAAAGGGTAGCATCGTCACCAACCAGCATGCCTACTCGAAAGAGGATACCGAGCAGACGGCAGGCCGCGTCAAGATGATTTATCCAGCGCCAGAGTTCATCGGCATTGACGAGGACGGCCTCGGTGGTGGCGTGGTAGACAAACTGACCCACGACAAGATCGACGGCGTGGTCGGCATACTCAACAACTCGTCGGCGCGCAAAGACGATACCGGGCTGACGTTTGTCAACCTACGCTCGCAGCTGTGGTGGAACTTGGCCGAACGCTTCAAGAGCGGCAAGATTTACATACCGCCAGAATTTACCGAACTGGCCGCCGAACTATCAGCAATCCGCTACGACATTACGCGGCAAGGAATCGCCGTGGAGACCAAAGAGCAGCTGAAGAAGCGCCTGCACCGCTCGCCAGACCGCGCCGACAGCCTGATGTACGCGTTCGCCAACTTTGTGCGACAAGCCGAAGTCCAGCGAATCGCCGTGGCGAGGAGGCGACAAAAATAAGGGCTATGGTGTACAATGATTTTATAAAGCTATAACAAAGTAGGAAGCGCGCTCAATGAATACCAGCCTAACATTTGCCAAAGACAAAAAAGACAAGCGGACACCGCCGAAGCTCGACCAGCAAACCGGCTCGGCAGTGACCAAGATGCAGAAGCTATACGAGAAGTTCGCGGTGGACAACCGCAAGCTCAAGGCGGCCGACTTTGAGAAGTTGCGCTCCATTGACGGAACATTCCTGGCCATCAACAACCTGCTGACGCTACCGATTTTGGCGAGCGAGTGGGCCATTGAGGCGGACGAAGAGTTCGACCCGACAGGCGAGCAGGCCGAACTGGTAAGAAATTCTTTCGAGTTGCCACCGGAGCGCGGCGGCATGTCAACGCCATTCCACTTGGTACTGGCTGAGATGTTGCGAGCATTGAGCGAGGGCTATCGCTACTTTGAAAAGGTCTACACGTTAAATGCCGACGGCAAAATCGTCTATCGCAAGATTGCTGGCTACGACGCAAACACGATCACCATCAGAACCGACGACAAGGGTGGCTTCGATGGAGCTGACCAGCGGATAAATCCAGGCGAAGAGCCAGTCCACATACCGGTGGAGAAATCATTCCTGTTTACGAACAGCAAGGAACGCAACTGGCTCAAGGGCGAGAGCTTATTCACTGCGGCCGCCTACCACTGCGAGGAGAAGCACAAGCTGTACTACTTCGGCCGTCTCCAGGCGCAGTCCGGATCAGTGCCGCCACGCACCGCCATCGCCGCCGAGCGAGCGACGTCTGAGCAGATGAGTGACGTGGCTGAACGGCTATCTGATACAGTCGAGATGAACAGTGCCGTAGTGTTGCCGTTCGGCTATCAGATGGCCAACCCAGGCACGAATCAGCGGGTGGACATCATGCCGCTGATTGACCACCACAACCGCGAGATGACCCGAAGCGTGCTGGCCCAGGCAATCATGCTCGGCGACAACTCGAGCGGGAGCTGGGCGTTGAGCAAAGACCAGACCGACCTGCTAAACCTAGTGCTTGAGGGGATTATGAAAAACGTCGAGTACCACATCAACGCCTACCTGATACCGGATTTGACGGAGCTGAATTTTGCCAAGCCAAGCTATCCGCGGTTCAAGTTTGCCAAACTAGCCGACAGCACCGTCGGCATGCTGTCCGACGCGTTCAATCAAATCCTCTCGCAGCGGCCAGAAGCCCTGTCCGACGAGCTAGTGCAAGCGATTGTGGAGCGCATGGCTTTGCAGATGGGTATTGACCTAGGCGAGATTGAAAAAGCGCAGGCAGAGGCCAAGCTCGAGCAGAAGTCGCGAACCGAGGAATCCTCCCGTTTTTTATCGAGCAGCGCCGAACCGACATGGCGGCGCGAACTGAACGACGCTGAGAAAAACGTAAACCTGTCCGCCCTCGACAAGAAAATGGACACGCTCGAGGACATGCTCGATACAGAGACTGAATCGATATTCGAAGCGGTCAAGGACGAGGCCACGGAAGCGCTCAAAACGCTTGAAAAGCAGGGCAAGGAGCTGAGCTACAAAGTCAGCCAAGAATTGCGACAACGCTACTTCAAAACGCTTCAAACAGCAATGACAGACGGCTTCAATTACGGCAAAACCGCAGCAGCGAACGAACTCGGCAAATTAGCGCCGGCGACAGACAAGACCGACAAGCAACGAATCGCTGAGCGAGCGCAAGAATTCGTCGACCTGCAATTCGGTGATGTCGAGGCTGAGATAGCCGCACTGGTTGGCGGCAAGGATTCGAGCGAGATGGCGCGCCGGCATTTCAGCGAGGAGGGAGCTATCGATGATGTGCTGGACGACCTGGCGATAGCACTGCTGGCCTACTTGGCCGCCCACACCAAGCCAGGCAATACCGTGGCAGTAGCCGAATCGATCAACACCGGCCGAACCAAGACATTCAAGAAATACGACGAGGACATCGACCGATACGTCTACTCGGCGATTCTCGACAAGAAAACCTGCCAGACCTGCCGCGAGCTGGACGAAAAGGTAGCAACGCCAGAGGAGTACGCCGACACGCCGTGGCAAACACCGATACACTTCAGATGTCGCTGTATCTGGATTGCGGTGCTGACCGAGGAGGAAGAGAAGCCAGAGATAACTGGAATGCCAACCGTCGCCGGCGGATTGGCAGGAAGCCAGCTGCTGCAACCATCTACCTAAAAGTGATTAAAATATGCTATTGTTAAAACAGAGGAAAAAATGTCATGACAAAGATTAATCAACGCAACAACACACGAACGGTAGTGATGCTCTCCAGCAGCACACTATCCGCCAAGGACAAGGGCGAAGAGGGCGACTGGAAAGGCCGCCGCTTTCGCAAACAAATAGCGGCGTTCGGCCAGCTGTATTCTCCGCTCGACGGCGAAGAGTGCGAACTGCTGGACGAGGCGTGGGCAGAGGAAATGCTGGCTAACTTTGAGGCCAAGCAGAGCGGCAAGATTCCGACGCTGCCACGAGTGAGTATCCCGTTTGATCATTGGAGCGGCACGAAAGACAACGCCGGCGAGGTGGTGGCGCTGGAGATTGTGCCAGGCGATGGCGTGTACGCCACGCTGGAAATCCGCGACTACGAGGCTTTGTACCGACTAGAGCAGGACTTGGTGTTCGATGTGTCGATGTGCTTCAATTGGCACTACATCGACACCCGAACCGGCGACGACCGCGGCATTGTGCTAGAGCATGTCGCTCTGGTCAATGACCCATTTATCACTGGCATGAACGCATTTGAAGAAGCACCCGAGCAATTGAAGCGGGACGAGGTAGAGGCAGCCGAAGCCTACCTCGATAACTTCAATCGCCGGACGAATGCGGTCGTGATGTTTAGTAAAAATAAAGTAGAGGAGCTTGCAAAAATGCGCAAACATTTCAGCAAAGACACCGAGGGCGAAGAGCCAGAGGTTGTCGAAGTAACCAATGACCGCGACTTTGATGTGGTCATAACCGTCAAAGACGACGACGGCGAAGATGTCAGCAAAACCGTTAAAGCTGGCGAAACCGTAGAAGTCCCAGCCGACCAGGCCGAGGCTGTGAAAAAGCAAATTGCCGACGCAAAAGACCCGAACGAAAAAGAGGGTGAGGGCGACGACAAAGAGAACCTGTCTCGTGAGGGCGACGCCGACGAGGACAAAGACGGCGAAGACAAAGCTGACGAGGGTGATGGTGAAGCCGATGAAGCCGAGGCTGACAAGAAAGGCGATGGCGACGACAAAGAGAACCTGAGCCGGAGCGAGCGCGAGGAACTGTCACGGCTGCGCGCTGAGCGAAACCAAGCCAAAGCCGAGACTGCTTATCAGACAATGCTGTCCGCTGGCATGATCGTCCCAGCTCAAAAGGACGCGTTTATGCAGCTGCACCAGAACCTGAGCAAAGCCGGCGGCCGCGTCGAGTTTAGCCGCGACGGCAAAAAAGTTAAACTATCTACAACAGAATTGCTCGAGGAGCTTGTAAAAGTAGGCGGTAAGCGTGTACAATTTAATCAGACGGGCTCGACGAACGGCGAAGCCGCTGACAAAGACGACGTAGCGATAAGCAAGAATCTGTCACAAGAGGAAGTCGAAGGATTGAAAGCCAACGGCATCAGCACAAAGCAGATCGATGAATTGGCAGCGAAGTCACCAGCCTATGCCGAGGCGATGGCTCGAGTAAAAAGTAACGAATAAAAGGATTTGAAATGACTGCAATCACTTCATTTAAAGATGTTGCTCGTCAAGAGAACAACATCGGCCATCTGAAGCTTGCGCCAGGCGTGAGTATCCCAGAGGGTGCGCTAGTTGGCGTGAACGCACAGGGCTTGGCGACCAACGCAGCTGAGACCACAGCTGATAAAGTTGTCGGCGTTGCTGCAAGTCCAGCAGGCGTAGGGCTTGGCAAAACTGCCGACCACGTCCAATTCTGGACATACGGTGTGATCACCGTGAACGCAGCGTTCTCTGCAAAGCAGAGCGACATCGCTGCTTACGTCAAAGTTAAAGATAACCAAACCGTGGATAAGGTGACTTTGCCAGCTGATGCCGGCAAAGAGTGCGGCCGCATCGTCGAGGTGCTGAGCTCAAGCAAAATCCGCATCGCACTAAAAACGGTTTAATGAGGATTGAAAAGATATGGAACCAGTATTAGAACAATCAATCCTGACCAACTTCTTCGAGGCTTACGAAGCGACCGAATCAAGCTCGACAGAGCTGGCAATGACCGTCAAGTCAAAGGGCGCTTCTGAAGACTACGGCTGGCTTGGTCAGATGCACGGTTTGCGCGAAATGTTAGGCGAGCGCGTGCCGCAGAAACTCAAGGCCTACAAATACGCGCTGCCGAACCGCGAGTTCGAAGATTCAGTTGAAGTCAAGCACTCAGATATCAAGGACGACCAGACCGGCAAATATCTGACGACTGCGCGCTCAATTGGTCAGTTAGTCAAAGAGTTTCCAGACGAGCAAATCTATGGCGAGCTGATGCCGAACGGCGAGAACATGCCATGCTACGACGGCCAGAACTTCTTCGATACTGATCACCCGATCAACGAAGAGACCTCCGCTGTTCAGTCAAACTACTTTACCGGCACGCCGCTTACAGCCGAGAACTTTGCCAAGGTTCGCCTAGCAATGCTGAGCTTCAGGGGTGACAAGGGCAAGGCCGTCAACAAGAAACTCGACTTGGTGCTGGTTGTCCCTGTACAGCTAGAGGCTGCCGCAAAGGCAATCGTCGAGCGCGAGAACATCGTTGAGGGCGGCGTTGCGGTGAAGAACCCGAACTACAACGCAGCTCGCGTCAAGGTTTCTACCGAGCTAACTGCTGATAAAGATTGGTATTTGATTAACGTCGCCGGCGAAATCAAGCCATTCGTTATTCAGGAACGCGAGTACGAGCCACTGAGCTTCCTCGGCGAGAACAGCGAAAAGGGCTGGTGGAACAAAAAGTACTACTTCGGTACTTACTGGCGAGGAGCATTCGGCTACGGATTGTGGCACCGTGCTATCAAGTGTAAAGGCTAACCGCCGACACGCAGAGAAATCGCCTCCACTGGGGGCGATTTTTTGTGTTACAATTTAAGTATGAACTAACTTCATAAGAAAGGGATCGAAATGCCAAAAGTATCACTACGGTTATCTAACGAGATAATCACTAACGGCGTATCCAGGCGGCGCGCCGGCTTGGTTATCCAACCGGGCAAAGCACAAGAGTTTGACGTTGACAACGAGCAATTGGAAGCTTTGCTCGACGACGCGTTCATCGAGGTCACTGTCCTTGACGAAACCGCTTCAGAAGCGACGGAAGCTACCGAGACGACTACTGAGCCAGAAGTTGTCGAGGGCGAGGTTGAAACCGCTTCAGACGAGGGCGAGGGCGAAGCCGAAGAGACTGAGGCTGCTGAAGCTGCTGATGTTGAAGTGCCAACTCCATCAAGCATTAAAAAGCAACCACGCGAAGCTGTCGTAGCGCAGGCCAAAGAGCTTGGAATCGAGCTGGACTACGAAAACGAAACTGCTGTCACAAAGCAGGTGATGGCTGACGCTATCGTCGCAGCCCTCAAGGCGCAAAAGGAAGCTGCCGAAGCAGCACCGGAGGCGTAGAACTTTCATGAGCGCCAAGAACTTCACTTCCCTGCACGATATCCGGCGAGAAGCTGGATTATTGCGGCAGACCACCGACAAACACGTCATCGGTGAAGTTGATGGCGCGAACCGAGTGTTCTATGCATCGCAAGCACCGATCGTTGACCGCGACGGTGACGATGAGGTCACCAAGGCAGATGTCACCGCCTACGTCGACGATGACGCAGTGGCAGTTGAATCGGTGGACGCTGCCACCGGTGCTGTCGTCCTGGTCAAAGCACCGAAGCCAAACGCCAGAGTTATCCTGGCCTACGAGTTCTCGGCCATCGAGCAGGCAGAAATCGAGCGACGCAGGAAGTCGGCGGAGAATTGGCTGAAGCGAAAAGTCTCCAGGGTTTACAACTGGGCGACATTAGATATGGCGAACTTCCCAGATGTATGGGAAGACGCAGTGCGGCTGTACGCGGCCGCCCTGCTGCAAATCAGTGACTGGGGGACGAACGTCGACGTTGACGGTTCGAGCAAAGACGGCTACATGAAGCTGAAAACAGCCAAGGACATGATCGACGAGTGGGTCGAGGACGCGGCCAACCTAGACCCGACCGACCCAAACATTGCGGCCGCTACCTCGGGAGCGTTTGCCAGCGACGGCGACCTGGTCGGTCGAATCAAAGGAAACCGAGCGCCGCTAAGCCCCGAAGTTGAGTTCTTCAATAAGAGGCGGTAGTCATGGCGATTTATATCTCCGGCCACGTCGAGGGAGACGCCCAGATAGCTCGACAATTTATGGGACTGGAAACCAACCTCGAGAATTTTCACAAGCCGCTCGATAAATCCCGCAAGCAGTTATTAAAGACCACCGACGCGAACTTCGGTGTATCTGGTGCGTTGATGGGTGGCTGGCAGCCGAGGACGCAGATATATTCCTGGCCACTTTTGCAGCGAACCGGGAGAATGCGCGGAGACTTCCGCTCCAGCGTCAAGGTGAGCCGCATGGAGATTTGGAATCCGACGCCATATTTCAAATATCATCAAAGCAACCGACCGCGCAGGAAGCTGCCGCGCCGTGTTATGTTAAAAATAATCGCGCAAGACAAACGGCGAATCATGAAGTTCTTTCACGAGTGGCTGGTTGACGAAGTGCGAGAATCGAGGAGGGGATAATGCCGCTAAACCGAGCGCAGTACCGTGATCCAGTGATCGCGGCCATCATCAATTATTTAAAACCGAAAGCACACCCAGATATCCGTACGTGGTATTACGGCGACACGCTGCTGATCAGCAAGAGTATGCTGCCAGCGGTGAGCGTGGCCATCGATGGCATGACACTTGAGACTGATTCGACCGGCGACGACGTGACCAAGATGGCAATCACCATCAGCGTCATCACCGACATTAATGCTAATCAAGGCCGCGACTTTGACGTTGAAGCCGGCACGACAGAACTGTACGAAATCGTCTCCGGCAAGGACGACAACTTCATCTATACCGACGACAGCATAATGCGGCTGCTCCGCGAGAGGGTGCAGCTGGCATACGCAACCACGCCAGACGGCGAATCGGTGAGCGTCATGCTCGGCATTGAAGACCAGCCACTGAGCGTCGACTTCGGAATTGGCGTGGAGCGGCGCGGGCCTGGCATTTTCAGCGTTGAAGCGGCAATCCACACGACCGCCTACATTTACGCTCCAAAAATCCAGGAGAAGTACTAGCTGTCAAAAAGCTTCTGCCGTGCTACAATTAAGAGCAGAGGAGAACTCGATGGCAGAACCAAATATTAAACCAACCAAACCAGCGCCGGAAGTTGCACCTGAGCCGGCGGATTCTGGTGTCAAGGAAGCGTACTACTTCCCTGATTTTGAGGGTCACGAAATATCAGTCCAAGCCACCTCGCAAGAGGAGGCTGTAAAATTGGCAAAAGAAAAAATCGCCAAGGAGGTAAACAATGGCTAAAGTTATCGGCCGACTGACCACCATATACATCGGCAACGAAACCACCCGAGGCACACTCGGCACGCCGACATTCGCAGTGCCAACCAAAACGCTGAGCATTGACGACAAGCCGACGTACGTTCACAACGACAGCGCCTACGGCAACATCTCAGAACACAACGCCAGCGACGTTATCAATGTCACTGCCGAGGGCGGATACGACGGCAAAGTGTTCGACCACATCATCGGCGCAGAGCTGCGAGCCGTATTCGGCCAAGCTCCAACTACGACCGATAAGAGCGGCGCGAAGCAGCACGTATTCAAGATGATAAACAACAACAGCCACGACGCGCTGTCCATCTTCGTCAAAGAACCAGAGCAGAAGTATTCATACGAACTGGGAATGGTTGAATCATTCACAATCACCGCAGCAATCGACGACTACCTGATGAGGGCTATCGACTTTAAGTCCCGCCGATCAAAGCCGTGGGTTCCTGCCACGCCGCCAGCATTCACGCGCGGCCATGAGTTCCTGGCGCGAAACCTGGCAGTCAAGATGGCCGATAACGCAGCAGGGCTTGCTGCTTCGCCGGCGCGAAAAATCAAGTCATTCTCTCTTGAGATTTCAAAGAACCTGGACGTGCAATATGTGTTCGGCACAGACACACCAGACGATATCCAGAACCAACAGCTGAACGTTACTGGGTCATTCGATTACTACCCAGCGCAAGAGGACGTGCGGCAAGTATGTCTGAGCGGCAAACCGCAGGCCATTCAATTTATCGCCGAAAATAAGGCGGTGGAAATTGGCACTGGCCAGCACCCAACGCTGCAGTTTGACTTCCCGACCGTAGCAATTACCGAAGACAGCCGAAGCCGTGATAACAACGCAGTCGAGACGCGAAGCGCAAAGTTCCAGGCAAACTACAGCCTCGAGGACGCTGCAGCAATCACCGCAACGCTGATAAACATGGTTACTAAATATTAATTCGAGCAAAGGAGTAGGAGATGCCGCGAATTAGCAAAGACAATATCAAAATTACAACGCCAGTGCTTGGCTGCGATGTCGAGCTGCTGCCATACGCCACAGCAGAGCTGTCGCAGATGAACGAGGCGGTATTCTTAGCTTATGCGAACTTTGACCTCAACGGAGCTGTCCAGGGCGAATCGATGAGCGAAGACGATATCAAAGAGACTATGCGATTCGATAAATTGCCGGCAACCGCCATCAGCGAAATCAAAAACAACGCTATAAAGTTTTTGGTGGTCACGGTTGACGGCGATGACTTCGCCGGTGATGATGACGCTAAACTCAAGAGCTTGCTGAAACTGCCAAGCGAGGACTTTGACTTTATCCAGGAAAAGATCGAGGAGATCACAGGAGAAGTCATGAACCCAAAAGGCGAGCAAAAATCAGCGCAGCCTACGCCAAAGCCATAGCCGGCGTTAAGCACGCGAAAATACCGCAGGAGATCCAAATTGCTACCATATGCCAGACCATGGGCTGGACATTCCAAGACTACGTAAGCCAACCTCACTGGTTGATTCAAGCCATCGAGATAAAACTAAACGAGGAGGGCTACGAAGCCGAACGCCAGGAGGCGGAGATGAGACGAAAATCTAAATATTAAGGGGTAGCAATGGACGACAGCCAGCTCAGACTTGTGATTGAAGCGCAGAACCGTGCGAGTAAGACGCTCAGCCAGATTCAGCGCGATGTCGAGAAGTTGAGCAGCTCGATGAAGTCGAGCATGTCGTCCGCTGCCGGCTCGACCTCATCATTTGCCTCCAAGGCGGCAAGCGCCCTGGACGGCATGGCCTCGGGGATTATGAAGCTGATCAAGACCGCCGCCGCATTCACAGCCGGCGGTGCTTTTGGTGGCAAATATTTCGTCGACCTTGCTAGCAGCCTGCAGATGACCCAGCGGCAGATTGGCGTTTTGACCGGCAGTGTTGGCGAAGCGAACAAAGTATTCGGCCAGCTGTACAACTATACGCTCGGCAAGCCGATTGCATTCCCAGACGCTTCCAAAGCGGCCAAAACGCTGCTAGGATACGGCCGAACCACACAAACCGTTGTCAAGGACATGGACACACTATCTCGCATGTCTATCGTCAACGGCGCAGACCTGCAAGCCCTAGCGCTAGTATTCGGCCAGGTGACCAGCCGCGGCGCGTTGTTTGGCCAGGACGCGCTCCAGCTGATCAATAACAACATTCCACTGACGACAATCCTCGCTCGGCATTTTGGCATATCAATGCAGGAAGCCAGCGAGAAGATAAACGGTGGAAAAGTTAAGGCTGAAGAATTCGTCAAGGCAATGGAAAACTACGCGGCCAGCCTTGACATCGGCCAGATGACCGACACATTCCAAAACCGCATGATAAGTTTGAGTGGTACGATACGAAGCGTTGGCTTGGAGATTCTGGGAATCAAGATTGACCCGATAAAAGGCATGGTGATTGAAGCTGGCGGATTGTTCGACCAGATGAGCAACCGCGTCACCGAGACCACGAAGTTCATCAAAGAGCATCGCGAGGAGATCGTCAAGGTGATGACGTTTATCCTGCAAAACGCAGTCCCAGCGCTCAAAGTTTTAATTGGCATGTATGTCGCCGCCAAAGCGGCCGCTCTCGGCTTTAAGACCGCGGTGGCAGTCAGCGATATCAGCAAAGGCTGGAAAGACGTCACGAAAGTCACGAAAGAGGGAGCGACGGCCTGGACGTTTGTCGGCGCAGCAGCCAAAACCGCCGTCAATGGAATAACCAGCGCGCTTGGCGTGATGGGGACGGTCGGCAAGGTGGTATTTTCAGGCCTGAGCAGCGGAGCGGCCGGACTTGGAGCGGCAATCAGCTCGATACCGATTATCGGGTGGATAGCCATCATCATCACCGCGGTGGTTGGCTTTGTCGCTTGGCTTTACGCCACGAACGAGGGATTCCGCAATTTCGTCAATGGAATCGTCAGCCAGATAGGAGCGGTGCTAGGGCAGATAGGAACAGTGATTGGCTCTGTCATTGGAAACGTGGCCAGCGTCATCGGCTCGGTGATTGGCGTGGTGGTGAATATTGTCGGGACAATCGCAGGAGCGATTGGAACGGCCGCAAGGACTATCGGCTCGGTGATTGGTGTGATTGTTGGTGTGGTGGCGAACGGAATTGGCATTGTTGTCGGCGTGATAAGCACTATCATTGGTGTGATAAGTAAAATCGTTGGCGTGATAAGCAAAGTCATCGGCACGATACTAAATATCTTGACCCCTGTATTCCAGATTATCGATTTGATAATAACCGCCATTGTTGGACTTGGCCAAATAATTTGGATTATATTCAGCGGAATCGCCGAAGTCGTATGGACGATAATAAGCACCGTTGTGCAGATTATTGGCGTAGTATTTTATGGCACAATAATGGCCATTTGGAATAATGTGCTTGTGCCATTTGGCGAAGCGGTCGGCTACATCTTTACGCACATGGGAGAAGTCGTCAGCATGGTGATGAACGTCATCGCCACTGTGGTAGACGTTATCGTTAATGTCATTAGCTCATCGATGAGCGTCATAATGTCGGTTGTCACCACGGTTTGGAACGCCATCGCTGCCGTGATATCGCCGATACTGCAAGTCATTTGGACAGTGATATCGACAGTATTCAACGCTATTGTTAGCGTGATAAGCAGCGTGATGAGTGCCATCTGGGGAGTGATCACAGCGGTTTGGAACGCCATACTGCCATTCATTCAGCCGATACTCAACGTGATGAGCGCCGTTATCAATGCGGTCTTTAGCGGCATCGCAGCCGTGGTAAACGGCTTGATGAACGCTATCAAGAACTACATCATCAATCCAGTGGCGACCGCAGTTGGCTACGTGGTCGGCACGGTCGGCCAGATTGCCACTTCGATCAAAAACGCAGTGCAAAACGCTTACAACGCAGTGGTGAACTTTGTCGGAAACTTCACCAGCGCCGGCAAGAACCTGATCGATGGAATCGTCAAGGGAGTGGCCGGTGCGAAAGACGCGGTGGTCAACAAAATCAAGGAAATCTGTAGCGGCGCGCTCAATGCCGTGAAGAGCTTCTTCGGGATTAAATCGCCGAGCCGCGTGATGGCGCAGATGGGTAAATTTATGATGCAGGGTTGGAGCGGCGGCTTGGAAAGCATGCGAGACGCTGTCGTTAAAACCGCCACAGACATCGCTAGCGACGTTTACGACGGTTTGAGCGGTGACATGTCGCTTGGCGGCTTATCGTTCGCAGGAAGCGGTATCAACGGGCCAGGAGCGACGCTTGCTGGTAGTGGTGGTGTCACTAACGTCAGCAATTCTGGCGGCAACCGAAGCACGACGAACCAGTTCAATGGACAAATTGTAATAAATACGCCAGAAGCAGCCGACGCGTTCTTCAAGAGACTTGACCGCGACGGCGACTTGGCATCGATGGGAGTACCGACATAATGAACGGCGACAGACGCAGATTTTTATTAAACGGATTTGACCTCAATAACGGCGGTAACGTCCGAGTGCAATCTACAAACCTATTCGGCATAGCCAAGCGAACCGTCGATAGCGGCGAGCTGGCGCGAGACGACGGCCAAATCTTGCTGAACAGCGGCCACTTTGCG